CTGTGAGCGCCTGCTCGAGTTGCTGCGCTTCATGTGCAGCCTCGACCGGAACAAGGAAGCGCTGTACCAGTGGGTGCTTCGCTGGATCGCCTATCCGATCCAGCACCCTGGCGCGAAGATGAAGTCGACGGTCGTGATCCACGGCCCGCAGGGCACCGGCAAGAATCTGTTCTTCGAGACCGTCGCCGCGATCTACGGCGAGTACGGCGACGTGCTCGACCAGTCGGCGATCGAAGACAAGTTCAACGACTGGGCCTCGCGCAAGCTGTTCATGCTGGCCGATGAGGTCGTGGCGCGCTCGGACGTCTACCACCTGAAGAACCAGCTCAAGGGCCTGATCACGGGTGACCGCATCCGGATCAACCCGAAGAACATGAAGGCACACTGGGAACGGAACCACGTCAACCTGGTGTTCCTCTCCAACGAGGCCATGCCGGTCGTGCTCGAGGAAGATGATCGGCGTCATTGCGTCATCTGGACCCCAGAGAAGCGTTCGGCTGAGTACTACCAGGAGCTGCTGGCCGAGATCCGCGCCGGCGGCGCCGCGGCGCTGCATGACTACCTGCTGCACCTGGACCTGGGCGACTTCAGCCCGGGCACGCCACCTCCGGCGACGGAAGCGAAGGACCAGCTGGTCAACCTCGGGCTGGACAGCCCGATCCGCTTCCACGACGCCCTGGTCACCAACGACATCCGGGACTTGGTGCCGTTGCCGGCCACCTCGTCGGACTGGTACGAGGCCTACCGCGTCTGGTGCAGCCGCCACGGCTACCGGCCGGCGCCCGAGTCCAAGTTCGTCGTCGCGCTCAAGCGGCAGCGCGACGTACCCCAGGCCCGCAAGCGCTACCAGCCAGGCAGCAAGGTCCTGGGCCCGCACAGCTTCCTCCTGCTGGGCGAGAGCAGTCCCCCTGAAGGGGAATCGGAGGTGATGTGGCTGGGTGCGTGCCATTCCCGCTTCCACGAGCAGCTGACCAACTACCGGGAGGCCAAGTGATGCCGGGGCTTGTGCCGGGTGTGCGGGGTCTGTGCGGGGTGCTGTGCGGGGCTGAAACCCGCGCCGCTACTGGCTTGTGCGGGGTGTGCGGGGTCTTTCCTTACGTGTGCGTACGCGAGCGTCCCGGCCTCGCCCCGAGTCCACGCCGCGCAATCTCGCGCACGTACGCGGCCCCGCACACCCCGCACGCCCCGCACAGCCCGCGCTGGGCCTGCTTCTCCGCTGTGCGGGGTCCTGTGCGGGGCAGAAATTACCCCGCACAGGTGGCCTGCTCGCGCGCGGGCGCGCCTATTCCCTCCCTTTCCCTTGAAGAAGACGGAAGAGGGGGGTTGGCCTAATGGCAGGTCGCGAAGAGGGCGAGGTGAGCTTCAAGGCCTTCGCTCGGATCCTTGGCGAGCGGTCGCCCTCGTATGTCACCCAGCTCAATGGCGAGGGGCGACTGGTCCTGAGTCAGGACGGCAAGCGGGTGCGGGTTGCCGAGTCGCTGGCGCTGATCCGGACCACGGCCGATCCGGCCAAGACCGGCGTCGTGGCGCGCCACGCAGCCGCCAGGGCCACCGAACACCCGGCGGCGCCCCTCGGGGGCGAGGAGGCCGCTGGCGCCGAACTGGAGCCGCCCAGCGCCGACCCGGTCGAGCAGAGCCACGCCCGCCGCCGCGCCAAGGCACTGGCCGACAAGGCGGAGACCGACGCCAAGGTGGCCGAGCGCGACTACCGGATCAGCATGGGCGAGCTGCTCGAGGCTGGCGCGGTCGAGCATGCCGTGCGCGCTGCAGTCGCTTCGTTCCGCGGCAGCCTGGAGAACCTGCCCAGCACCCTTGCGCCGGAGCTATCGGCCATGACCGATGAGGGCCGCATCCGCGTGCTGCTCAGCGAATCGTTCGAGCACGCACTCGAGGAGTTGTCCCGGCAGTTCGCTGCCCTGGGTCGGCGCGAGGAAGCAGCGTGAGCGCCGTGGCCCGCATCGCCACGGCCATCAGCCGCGCGGTTGCGCCGCGCAAGCCCATGCGCGTGAGCGAGTGGGCCGCGGCCCACCGCATCGTCGGCGCGAAGCAGAGCAGCGAGCCCGGTCGGTGGCGCAACGAGCGCAGCCCGCTCCTGGTTGAGCCAATGGACTGCTTCAGCGCCCGCAGCCCGGTGCGCGACGTCGTCTGCCGGTTCCCGATCCAGTTCGGCAAATCCGAGCTCGAGTCCAACGTGCTGGGCTACACCATGTGCGAGGTGGGCGGCCCGGTGATGGTCTGCTTGCCTGGCCAAGTGAGCCTGGACAAGTGGATCGACCAGAAGCTCAACCCGCTGCTCGAGGAGACGCCGGCGGTACGCCGCACGCTGACCAGCATCGCGAGCCGCGATGCGGCGAACCGCCGCACGTTCAAGGAATTCGAGGGAGGGCAGCTCTACCTCGAGCACGCCGGCAACCCGGCGCGCCTGAAGTCCACTTCGGTGCGCACGCTGATCGTGGACGAGTTCTCCAGCTTCGCCAGCGCCTGCAGCAGCGGCGACGACCCGGACCAGATGCTCGATGGCCGCAGCAGCGCCTTCCCGGCGACGTACAAGCGGCTCAAGGTCGGCACGCCAGAGATCCGGGGCGTGTGCCGCATCGACGCGCTCTACGCGGAGAGCGACCAGCGGCGCTGGTACGTGCCGTGCCCGGACTGCGGGCACCGCCAGCCGCTGGAGTGGAGTGGCCTGCAGTGGACGCCGGACGCCAGCGCCTGCTGGTACGCCTGCCGCGAGTGCGGCATGGTGATCGAGGAGCACCAGAAAGACGGGCTCATCGATGCTGGCGCGTGGGTGGCCGAGAACCCCGGTGCGACGATCCGCGGCTACGCCGCCAACGGCCTGTACTACAAGATCGGCCGCGGGCCGCGCTGGCTGGATCTGGTCAAGGAATGGATCCGGGCCCAGAACGATCCGGCCAAGCTGAAGACCTTCATCAACGACCGATTGGCCGAGGCCTGGGAAGACCCGGCCATGCGCGCCGTCAAGCACAACGTGATCGCCGATCGCGTCGAGCCGGTGCCACTGCGACCTCTGCCGGCGTGGGTTCTCGCCGCGACGGCCGGCGTCGACACACAGGACAACCGCCTCGCCGTCCAGATCGTCGGGTGGGGCAGAGGACTGTCCTGCTGGCCGATCGATTACGTGGAGCTACCCGGCGACCCGAACGACGACGCGGTCTGGGTGGCGCTCACCGAGCTGCTGTCGCGGCCGATCGAGCACAGCCTGGGCGGCAAGCTGCGCGTCGAGGCCTCGCTGCAAGATGCCGCGGGCCACCGCACAGAGGCGGTCAAGGCATTTTCCAGGCGCAAGCTGCTGCGGAGGCATATGGTGGGCTTCGGCGCGGTGCCGAACAACGCGCCGGTGCTGAGCAAGGGCAAGCTGCAGGACATCAACTGGCGGGGCATGTCCGACAAGCGCGGCATCACGATCCACCACGTCGGCACCGTCGGCATCAAGCACCTGCTCTACGGGCGCCTGAGCTCCGACGCAGACAAGGCCCCGGACGCCCGGCTGGTGCGGTTCAGCGACGAGTTGCCATCCGAGTACTTCGGCGGCCTGGTGAGCGAGACCTACAACCCGAGCAAGAACCGGTTCGAGAAGCGCCGCGGCGGTCCGCGCAATGAGCCGCTCGACACCTGGGTGTACGCCTACGCGGCCACGCACCACCCCGAGCTGCGTCTGCACCGGCACACGAAGGCGGACTGGGATGCCCGCGAGGCCAGGCTTCGGGTTGGGACCGAAAGTGATGTTTCACGGGAAGCGCAGGCGCCTGTTGCCGCGGTCGCGCGGCAGGCGCCGGCGCCGGCGCGAGCCTCGGCGCCGACGCCCGCCAAGCCCGGCATGAGGCGCGCCTGGTGACTCGGCGCACGCCGCGGCAGAAGGCTCGAGTCGACCAGCTGGCCGAGGAGCTGGCGATCGGCGCGGCCATGCAGCTTCGCTGCGACAGCTCCGAGATCCATGACGTGGTCAAGGCGGTCGTCGATTACCTGGTTAAGGAGTATCCCGCGCAGGACCTGTACATCCCCGCGGGATTCACAGCGGACCACTACCCGGTTGATCGAATTCGAACTGATCTGGCGGCCGGGAAGTCGATTCGCTGGGTCTGCAAGAAGTACCGCATCAGCCGAAAGACCTTGTACCCGCTTCTGGATCGGCCGAGCTCTCGCACCGGAACCTGAACAAAGTGCGCCCCGTGTCCCCGAGATTGGGGCGCACTAGATCAGGACGATGGCGTCCATGCCCTCGCTCCCGCCCCGGACGATTTCCTGATATGGCCCTCACGCAGGCCGACCTGGACCGTCTCGACGCCGCCATCGCCTCGCAGAATCTCGAGGTGCAGATGGGCGAGCGTCGCATCCGCTACCGCTCGATGGATGAGCTGATCGCGGCGCGGGCGCACGTGGCCCAACAGGTCGCTGCTGCCGCGGCCAGCGCCAGCGGCCAGCGACGCGCCACCCGGCGCTACACCTTTAGCACCGCCCGAGGCGACTGATGGCCAACCTGCTCGACAAGCTGGTTGGCCTGGTCTTCCCCGAGGCGGGACTGCGCCGGCGCCGCGCCCGCGCACTGCTCGAGCGCGCCTATGAAGGTGCCGCGCTGACCGACGGCTGGCGCCCGCGCCGCCCAGGCGCGAGCGCCAACACGGACCATATGGCCGATGCGCGGCAGCTGCGCATCCGGGCGCGCTCTCTGGTGCAGAACGTGCCCTATCTGGCGCGAGGCTTGCAGGCGCTGGTCAGCAGCACCATCGGCACCGGCATCGAACCGATCTCGCACGCCAAGGACGGCGACGCGCTCACGGCGATTTGGTCGAAGTGGGCGCCGGTTGCCGACGCCGACGGCATCTTCGATATCTACGGCCTCCAGGCTGCGGCTTACCGCGCCATGGAGCAGGACGGCGAAGTCCTGATCCGCCGCCGCACGCGCCGCCCCAGCGATGGATTGCCCGTGCCGCTGCAGGTGCAGCTGCTCGAGATCGACTGGCTGGACAGCTCCAAGCAGGGTACTTCGCCGGCCGGCTTCCAGATCATCAACGGCATCGAGTACGACCCGCTGGGCAAGCCGCGCGCCTACTGGTTGTTCGGCTCTCACCCTGGAGACACGCAGCGCATCGCGCGGCTGACCAGCCAGCCCGTCGCGGCGCGGGACATCATCCACCTGTTCGCGCCCTCGCGCCCTGGCCAGGGCCGCGGCATCACCCGTTTCGCGCCCGTGATTGCGCGAGCTCGCGACCTGATGCTGTACGAGGACGCGGAACTGCAGCGCAAGAACCTCGAAACACGCCTGGGCATCGTGGTCTCGACGGACATCTCGTCCATGGAGAACCCGCCCGCGTCGTACGGGCTGAGCGAGGGCGTCGGCGCCGACGGAAAGCGCACCTACGGAGACCTCGGCGTGCTCCCGAGTGGCGGCATCACCGAGATCCCGCCTGGCGCGAACATGCAGCAGATCGAGCCGAAGGTCTCTTCGGACTTCGTCGGGTACTGCACGCTCAACCTCCATCTGATTGCTGCGGGCATCGGCGTGCCGTACGAGTCGATGACCGGCGACATGACCAAGGTCAACTTCAGCAGCGCCCGCATCCGTCAGATCGACTTCCGCCGCGACTGCGAGCAGACGCAGTGGCTCGTCGTCGTCCCTCGCCTCTGCAATGTGTTGTGGCAGTGGTTCGTCGACGCTGCCGTGCTCGGCGGCCTGCGCCAGAAGGCTGACTACGCCGTCGACTGGAGCACGCCCCGCTGGGACTACGTCAACCCGCTCCAGGACGTGAAGGCGGAGCGTGAGGCGATCGGTGCGGGACTGCTCAGCCCCTCCGAAGCGCTCCGTCGCCGCGGCTACAAGCCGGGCCAGGTCTTCGCCGAAATGGGCCGTGACTTCGCGGCCATGAAGACCTCGGGCGCGCTGGACCTGATGCGCTTTGTCATCTCGAACGGCGGTGCCGAGCCCGTCGACCCCACCCCACCTACGGACGACTGACATGCCTGACCAGACCCGACTGATGCCGCCGCAGCTGCGCGAAGCGCGCTTGCTGCCGACCACGTTCAACGCCGAGACGCGCACCATCGAAGTCGCGTGGGGCGCCGGCGCCCGCGTCCGCCGCTACAACTGGTGGGACGAGGAGTACTACGAGGAAGAGCTCGTGATGGAGGAGGGTGCGGTGGATCTCTCGCGCCTGGCCTCCGGCAACGCCGCCGTCCTGAACAACCACAACCGCTGGGGCCTCGAAGGCCAGATCGGTGTCGTGGAGCGAGCCTGGATCGACAAGGGCGAGGGCCGCGCGGTGCTGCGCCTGAGCTCGCGCGACGACATCGCCGGCATCGTCGCCGACATCGTGGGCGGCATCATCCGCAACATCTCGGTCGGCTACAGCGTCCAGCGCTACCAGATCGATCGTGTCGCCGGCCAGCTGCCGGTCTATCGCGCCGTCGAGTGGCAGCCCCACGAGATCAGCTTCGTCACCGTCCCGGCCGATCCCTCGGCCAACACCCGCCAGCAACCCGATTCCGCGCAGGGCTCCCCCTGTGTGTTCGTCCGCTCCACCGATCCGTCCGCACCCCACCAGGAGAACCTCATGCCCGCTCCCCTCAACACCGAACGCGCCGCTGAGGATGCGGCCAACCCGACCCCGGCGCAGATCGCCGCGGCCACCAATGCCGCCACCGCTGAACAGGCGCAGCGCTCCGCCGAGATCGTCGATCTCGCCGCCCAGCACGGCTACAGCGAGCGCGCCGCTGACTGGCTGCGCGAGGGCCGCTCCGTCGACCAGGTTCGCCAGATTATTCTGGACGATCTCGCGACCCGCGACGCCGCCGCCGGCGGCAACCTCAACCGGGTCGCGTTCGGTGAGGACGAGGCCGACAAGCAGCGCAATGCGGCGGTCGGCATGCTGCTGGCCCGCGCCCAGGTGATCGACCCGGCCACCAAGTCCCGCTACAAGGTCGACGGCGCCAATCCGACCCGCGGCATGAGCCTGATCGACCTGGCCCGCGCCAGCCTCGAGCGCTGCGGCACCCGCGTGCAGGGCCTGGGCCGCCTCGAACTGGTCGGTCGCGCCTTCACCCAGTCGGGCAGCGATTTCCCGGTCCTGCTGGAAATGACCATGCACAAGGCCCTGCAGGCGGCCTACGCCGTGGCGCCGGACACCTGGAGCCGCTTCTGCGCCACGGGCTCGGTGAGCGACTTCCGCGCCCACAACCGCTACCGCGTCGGCAGCCTCGGCAATCTCGACGCGCTCAACGAGCTGGGCGAGTTCAAGAACAAGTCCATCCCGGACGGCGAGAAGTCCTCGATCACCGCCCGCACCAAGGGCAACGTGATCAACCTGTCGCGCCAGGCGATCATCAACGACGACCTCGACGCGTTCGTGGGCCTGGCCACGCAGTTCGGCCGCGCTGCCAAGCGCACGGTCGAGGCGGACGTGTTCGCCTACCTGGCCAGCAATCCGGTGATGAGCGACGGCTTCGCGCTGTTCTCGGCCGAGCACGGCAACCTCGAGTCCGCCGGCGCGCCGAGTGTCGACACGGTCGATGCCGCCCGCGTGAAGCTGGCGGCGCAGAAGGATGTCGGCAACAACGACTTCCTCGACCTGCGTCCGGCCATCTGGCTCGGCGGCCTGACCTACGGCGGCACCGCCCGCGTGGTCAACGGCTCGGAGTACGACCCGGACGCCTCGAACAAGCTGCAGCGCGTGAACAAGGTCCGCGGTCTGTTCCGGGACGTGGTCGACACCGCCCGCATCACCGACACCAAGTGGTACCTGTTCGCCGATCCGAGCGACGCGCCGGTGATCGAGGTGGCCTTCCTCGACGGCAACAGCGAGCCCTTCCTGGACATGGAAGAGGGCTTCAGCGTCGACGGCGCCCGCTGGAAGGCGCGCCTCGACTTCGGCATCGCGGCCATCGACTACCGCGGCGCGGTCCGTAACGGCTGATCGACCAGCCGGCGGCGCGAGCCGCCGGCCACCCCGACACATACTTCAGGAGAAGCAACATGGCGCGCAACTACGAATCGGATGGCAACGTCATCCAGTGGACCAACGGCTCCGGCGCGGACGTCGCGTCCGGCCAGCTCATCAAGCTCGGCAGCATCCTCGGCGTGGCGCTGGTCGCCATTGCCATCGGTGAGACCGGCAGCGTCGCGATCGAGGGCGTCTTCAGCGGCGTCCCGAAGGTCTCGGCCGCGGTGTTTGCCCAGGGCGAGAAGCTCGTCTTCGACGTCAGCGCCAACTCGGGCGCCGGCGCGTTCGACGACAGCGCGGCGACGCCGGCCAGCGGCGACGTGACCGGGGGTGCCATCGCGTGGGTGGCGGGTGCGAACTTGGAAACCACCTGCACCGTCAAGCTGACCCCGGGCAACACCACCGTCACGGCCTGATCCGTCCCGCTGTCGATTGCGGTGGCGGCTGCGAGTGCAGCCGCCATCGAGATACCCAGAGGCGCCCATGAACGAAGAGAGCCACAAAGGACATCGATTGGAGGCCGCAGCCGAGTCGACCTTCGCGAAGTTGGTCGCCCGCTTCGGCACGCCGATCCTGCTGGCCATCATCGGCTGGTTCCTGGTGGGCACCGTCGGGCGCATGGAGAACGCGCAGCGTGAGCAGGGCGCGGTGCTGACGGAGCAGGGCAAACGGATTACCGAGATCCAGCGCGACGTCGCCGTGCTGAGCACCCGCATGGATGAGCGCGTTATCCGCCAGGTGGACGCCAATTCCAAGCAGATCGAGAACCACGAGGAACGCCTGCGCGTCCTCGAGCGCACGACGAGGACGCCATGACCACCCACCTCAAGGCATTCGCCATTTGGCTGCCGCTGATGACCCTTCTGACCCTGCTGGGCTGGCTGGTTCTCGGCGCGCTGCCCGGCATGCGCATGACCGGCGACCTGGTCGCCTGGCTGGCCGAGCTGCCGGTCGTGACTTGCTACGCCATAGCCGCTGGCGCGGCCACGTCGTTGACGATGCGCGCCACCGGCATGAACCTCGAGAACGCTTACCGCAGCGAGCTGATCAAGCTCGCCGCCGCCGGCGATCAAGCGGCCCTCAAGACCCTCAACCAGGAGATCCGTGCATGGCTCGCATTCCTTGCCATCTGGTCGCTCTTCTTCTTTCCGCACTGGTAGCCGGTTGCGGCGCGGCCGCTGCACCGGATGCGATCGAAGCTGCGGTGAGCGCGGGCGCCGAGGCGGCGCAGGCCGAGATCGCCTCCGTCGTGACGCCGGTGACCGAGGAGGTGCAGGAGGCTGCGGCTCAGGCTCTGGTGCCGACTGCACTCGCCATCCAGGAGGCCGTCCAGGGCTCGCCGGTTGCGCCTTCGGTAGAGCCCCGTCCGGCTTGGGCCGCCGCGCCAGTCGCGTCCGCACTGATCCTCCGCTGGGAGGTCGGCAGCGAAGCCCAGTATCGCCGCAAGTGGGAGGGCATCATCTGCCCGGGTGGCCTGAGCGGGCCCACCGGCGGCATCGGCTATGACTTCGGGCACCAGACCGCCACCGACATCCGGGCAGCCTGGTCCGATCACCCCGACGTCGATCGGCTGGTCACGGCGTCTGGAATCGTGGGTGACGCGAACTGCCGCGCCTGGCGTAGCCAGCACCTCGACATCCGTATCCCGTTCGAACACGCCGATCAGGTGTTCCAGGTCTCGACGCTCCCGGCGTACGCCTCCGCGGCCGGGCGTGCCTTGGCCGACGGCTGGGAGCAGCTGCCGCCCAACGCCCAGGCGGGGAACGTGTCCATGGGCTACAACCGCGGCTGGTCGATGCGGGGCGACCGCAACCGGGAGAAGCGGGCGATCCGCGATACCTGCGTGCCTGTCGGGGACGTTGGTTGTAACGCCCGCGAGATCCGCGCGATGAAGCGACTGTGGCCCGACGTCCGTGGCCTGCGCGATCGCCGTGACGATGAGGCCAGCACCGTGGAGCGGCCGTCTTGAGCGTCCTGGGCAAGCTCACGGTGAAGCCCCTTCTTTGGGCCATCGGCGCCCTGTTGCTGCTGGCGGTTGGGCAGTTCGTGCTGCTGCAGCTGGCTCAGGGCGATGTTCGAGTCGCCGAGGCCAATCTCGAGGCGGCCCGGTCCGACCTCAATGCTCGGACCACCGAGCGGGACGCGTTCGCACTTCGTGTCGATGAGCTGAAACGCGCCAACGACGCCTGGGTAGAGAACATCGCCACGCTCCAGGGGGAACTGAAGCGCGCTCAACGCGATGCACGGCTGCTGGACCAGGAGGCGCGCCAGGCGGTTGCCGCTGCTCGGGCTGAAGCCGCCGATGCGGACCGCACGCTCAAGCAGTTCGTCGGCCAATTCGCCGCCGAGTCCCGCCGTCCCCACTGCGCCCAGGCGCTCGCCGCTATGGAGGCCGCATGTCCCGCCATGTCTGGCTACTGAGTTTCGCTGCGCTGGCGCTGGCGCTGTCTGCCTGTGCGGTCAACGGCGGGACGAAGCTCCCGTCGTCCGAAGGTGCGGTTGCGCCGGTGGTGCAGATCGTCGAGCGCATCGTTTATGTGCCCATCGACAGCGCGCTGACGGGGCTTGAGCCGATCGCGGAAGGCCCTCTGGCGATGTGCCCGCAGGTCGCTGCCGAACGCCGCGCGGCGCTGCAGCGTTGCAACGCCAAGCTGCGGCAGATCGACCAGGTGGACGGAACCCCGCTGCCCGAGGAGTCGGCACGCGAATGACTGCCCTGCTATCCATCGCCGTCGATCCGGGGAACGCTCTCGGGCGCCAGCTCACCGAGCTCGAGCGGACGCAGCTGCCGTTCGCGATGCAGCGGGCGCTGAACGACACCGCCTGGCAGACGCGCCAGGAATGGTCGGAGGTGATGACGAAGGTGTTCGATCGGCCCACGCCGCTCACGCGCCGGGCGGTGCTGTTCCGCAAGGCCACGCGCGATCGCCTAAGCGCCGACGTCTTCATACGAGATGAGGCCTTCAAGGGCACGCCGCCGGCGAAATACCTTGAGGCGCAAGTGATGGGCGGCGCCCGGCGCCAGACCGGCAAGGAGCGCAAGCTGGTGGGGGCTGGCTTGCTGCCTGCCGGCCAGTTCGTGGTGCCGGGCGCCGGCGCCGAGCTCGACAGCTACGGCAACTTCTCGCTCGGCCAGGTCAACCGCATCCTGTCGCAGATCGGTGCACAGGGCGATTCCACGGCCAACGAGTCCGAGGCGAGCCGCGGCCGTCGCGTTCGTCGTGAGGGCAAGAAGACCGGTTACACCACGCAGTACTTCGCGCTGAAGCAGCGCCGCGGCCGGCTGGCGGCGGGCATCTACCAGCGCATCCAGCTGGGCCGGCTCGGCAATGCAGTCAGGAGCGTTATGCGGTTCGTGCGCAGCGTGCGCTACCGCCCGCGCTACCAGATCTACAACCTGGCGCAGCGGATCTTCGACCGACGGTTCCCCGAGAACTTCCAGCGCGCCATGGCGGACGCGGTGGCCAAGACCTGGGCGCGGGAGTTCAAGCCGTGAGCCAGTCCACCTTCCTCCGCGATCTCGATGACGATCTGATGGCGGCCTTCAAGGGCGCCGGCATGGCCGACGCCGGCGTCTACACGCCCGTCGCCGGCGCGCCCATCGACTGCGACGTCTATGTGGACGAGGGCATCGCTGAGTTCGGCGACGATCTCGCGACGGTGGTCGGGCGGCGCACGCTGGTGACCCTGCTGACGCGCCAGGTGCCGGCGCCGGAGCGCGACGCCACGGTGCTGGCTGACGGTGTCACCTACACCCTCGATCGCCTCGAGTCCCGAGATCAATCCATGCAGCGCTGGGTGGTGACCCATGGCTGAGCCGCTCACCTGGCTGCTGCTCGGCGACTTCGAGACCTGCCTCAAGCGAATCACGGTCGCGAACGGCTTCCGTACCAACGCCGGCCTGATCGTGACCCGTGAGCCGTCTCGTGTACCGGACACCGGGCAGGCAGTCATCGGCCTCGTGTTGGGCCAGCTGGATCCGCCGGCGCAGCGTGAGCTGGCGCGGACCCACTGGCAGGTGACGGTCGCGGTGGTCGGCAAGATCGCCGTCGAGAACAACGACGACCAGGCGCAAACGCACGCGCTGCTGGACGACATCACCCGCTGCTTCAACGGGCAGCAGGCAACGTTCGGCACCGGCCGGACGTTCCCCACTTTCGTGTCCGCCACGCCCCTGCCGCCCGAAGCTGGCGTCAAGTGGCTGGGCGTCCGCGTCCTTTACACCGCGCATGTGCTGCGCTGATCCACCCGACCGAGGAAACGACAATGGAAGACAAAAGCTACATCGGCTCCGGCAACATCCTGATCCGCGAGAAGGGTTCCGCGGCCCCGTTCGTCGAGGTGGGCAACTGCTCGGCGCTGACGCTGTCGCCGCAGGAGAACGTGCTGCAGCAGCAGGACTACACCAAGCCCGGCGGCGGCCTGCGCAACCAGGTTCGGCGCGTCACCGGCGTGGACATGTCCTACACCTTCCACGACTTCGCGGCCGAGAACTTCGCCCGTTCGCTTCGTGCTGCCGTCGAGACCGTGACTGCCGGCACTGCGACCGAAGAGCCGGCCGTCGCCTACAAGGGTGGCTACACGCCGCTGGCCAAGATCGCGACCGCGATCACCCTGGTCGAGCCCGCCGGCGGTGGCACCGCCTACGTCGTCAATGACGACTACGAGCTGCGCGACGGCCAGCTCTACATCCCGAGCGACAGCGCGATCGTCGACCCGGTGTCCGGCGCGGCCAACGTCGACGTGACCTACACCTATGCGGCCCAGAAGAAGGTCCAGGCGCTGGTCAACCCGAACAAGCAGTACGAGATCGTGTTCATGGGCCTCAACGAGGCGCAGTCGGGTAAGCGCACCCGCATCACCTGCCACAAGGTCTCCGGCGGCGTGCTGCAGGCCTTCGCCGCCCTCGGCGAGGACTACGGCGCCGGCGAAGTGAACGGCGCGCTGCTGGCGGACACCTCCAAGTCGGGCGTCGGCATCAGCCAGTACGCCACGATCGAGATGGAGGACTGATCGACCATGTCCGATGACGTCGAAGCGCTGGAGCCCGAGGGCTCCAGCATCCAGTGCCAGGGCGAACGCGTTCTGGTGACCCCGCTGAAGGTGGGCCAGATCCCGAAGCTGGTCCGCAAGGCCCGCGGCCCGATCAACGTGCTGCTGGCTATGGATTCGCTGCCCGACACCAACCAGGCGGGCTTCATCGACTTGCTGGTCGACCTGGCCGGCACCCACGGCGAGGAACTGTACGAGGGCGTGGCGATCTGCGTCGGCAAGGACGGCGCGTGGATCGAGAAGCTGGAGCTGGACGAGTTCGTCGGGCTGGCGACCAAGGTCTTCGAGGTGAACCGGGATTTTTTCGCCCGGAGGCTCGTACCGCTCCTGGGGGGTCGGGCCGCAAGCGCGACGCCTGGGGATGGGCCGACGCCTGCCAACTCCTGATCGAGCGAGGGCATGCCCTCGCCGACATCCGGGAGTACACGCTCGCGCAGCTCCGGTTCTTTACCGAAGCGGCTGAGCGGGCTAGGCGGCGAGACCGGGTGGATCACCTGGTCGACATGCGTGCCGTGAAGTACCAGAAGCGTGAGTTCCAGTCCTACGTGCAAGCCCTGAGGCGCCAATGACCACCCCGCAGACCAACCTCCGCGTCCGCATCAGCGCCGACCTGGCCGACATCAAGAGCGGCCTGCTGGCGTTGCGCAAGGACCTGGATGGCGTCAAGCGCGGCGCCCGGGATGCGCTCAGCGCCGACAACAACCGGTTCGTGGCTGGCATCAAGCAGGCTCGGGCTCAGCTGGGCGCGCTGGTGGCCAGCTATGCGTCGCTGCAGGGCATCCAGGCCTTCGCCCGGCTCTCCGACCAGGCCACGCAGCTTCGCGGCCGCCTGCGGCTCGCCACGAAGGATCAGGAGTCGTTCAACAAGGCCCAGCGGGACACCTTCGACATCGCGCAGCGCAACCAGGTGTCGTTGGGCACCACGGTGGACCTGTATGCGCGCCTGAGCCGTTCCACGCAGCGGCTCGGTCTGGGGGGCGCGCAACAGTCTGCGCTGACGGAGTCGATCCTGCAGGCGGGCCGGCTGTCGTTCGCGTCGGAGGAGGGGCTTAACTCGGCGATCGTGCAGTTGGGTCAGGGACTTTCGTCCGGCCAGCTGCGCGGTGAGGAACTGAACTCGGTGCTCGAGCAGACGCCGCGCCTCGCGCAGGCGATCCAGGACGGCTTGACCGAGCTGGGTGTGAAGGGGGCAGAGGACCTCCGCAAGCTGGCCAAGGACGGCCAGCTGACGCCCGAGCTGATCGTCAACGCCATCCTGACCCAGCAGCAGCGCCTGGCCCAGGAGACCAAGAGCATTCCG